AAGGTTCGACTATCATGCAGGAAGTCGAGGACCTTAACGGAAGCCTCAGTGACACCATCAAGTCAGTCGCTGAAGAGCTACAGATCAAGCCCAGCATCCTCAAGAAGGCTATCGCTATCGCCCACAAGGGTGAATACCAGCGCCACAGCGAAGATTGGAGCGTCCTCGAAGATGTTCTCGCAGCAGTTGGAAAGACCGAATGAAGCAAAAGCCGTATCAATGGCTAGCCTGGGCAGCAACAGGAGGACTGTTGCTGTCTGCTAGCCTAGCTAGCATAGTACCAGATTACCACTGGCATCATCTTCCTTTCATAATCAGCAATGCTTTATGGGCTCTGACTGGTATCCTATGGAAGGAATATAGTTTGATCGTCCTAAACGTGGCGATGGTGCTGATATATAGCGTTGGACTAGTTTTCAATTAATCGTGCCTTAGGCACATGTAGCGGTTGGTCAGCCTCAAGTGACCGGGAGGAAACATGAGTTACGTTGATGCGCTCTTTGATAGAGAGCGTGATAGGATCCACGTCGTTGAACGTGTGAACGGTCAGAGGAAATACACTGACTACCCAGCACAATACATCTTCTATTATGATGATCCCAAGGGCAAGTTCCGGACTATCTATGACACGCCTGTCAGCAGGTTCAGCTCACGAAACAACAAGGAATTCCGCAAGGAACTTGCCATGCGTAAGGGCAAGCGAACTTGGGAGAGCGATATCAACCCTGTGTTCCGTTGCTTGGCCGAGAACTATCTCGGCAAGGATGCGCCAAAGCTTCAGGTAGCGTTCTTCGACATCGAGACTGATTTCGACCCTGAGCGAGGATTCTCTAGTCCAGAAGATCCATTCACCAAGATCACTGCAATCACTGTCTACTTGCAATGGCTCGATCAGCTGGTCACGCTGGCGTTGCCTCCCAGCTCTCTCAGCATGGATTCGGCTAACGAGATCGCAGCCAAGTTCGAGAACACGTTCATGTTCGAGGACGAGACAGAGATGATGAAGTCGTTCCTGGATCTCATCGACGATGCCGACGTCTTGAGTGGGTGGAACTCCGAGGGCTACGATATCCCATACTGCATCAACCGCACTGCTAGGATCCTGAGCAAGGATGACACTCGACGATTCTGCTTGTGGCAACAGCTTCCGCGAGGCCGAGAGTACGAGAAGTTTGGTCTCATGCGACAGACGTATGATCTAGTCGGACGCATACACGTCGACTACATGAACCTGTATCGCAAGTACACCTACGAGGAACGCCACAGCTATGCACTGAACGCCATCTCAGAGTACGAGCTAGGTGACAGCAAGGTGCCATATGAAGGTAGCCTAGACAAGCTGTACAACCAAGACTTCGAGAAGTTCATCGCTTACAACAGGCAGGACGTTGCGCTGTTGGGCAAGCTGGATGCCAAGCTCAAGTTCATGGATCTATCCAACGTGCTGGCACATGAGAACACCGTTCTGATCCAGACTACCATGGGCGCAGTGGCACTGACTGAGCAAGCCATCATCAACGAAGCACACAGCCTAGGGTTAGTCGTTCCAGATAGGAAGAGCCACGAAGGCGACACGCAGGCAGCAGGTGCTTACGTTGCTTATCCCAAGAAAGGCATGCATGAATGGATCGGTGCGATCGACATCAACTCGCTGTATCCTTCCGCGATCCGTGCATTGAACATGGCTCCCGAATCCATCATTGGGCAGTTGCGTCCGATAATGACCAAGAACTACATCGAGAACAAGATGAACAAAGAGAAAGCCAGCTTTGCTGAAGCTTGGGAAGGCTTGTTTGGCAGCTTGGAATACACTGCTGTCATGGAACAGAATCGTGGAACCGAGATCACGATTGACTGGGCAGATGGCACTGAGCAGGTGTTCACTGCTGACGAGATCTATAGGTTGATATTCCAGAGTAACCAGCCCTGGATACTGAGTGCCAATGGAACCATATTCAGCTATGAGCGCAAAGGCGTGGTTCCTGGATTGCTGGAACGCTGGTATGCAGAACGCAAGATCATGCAGGCCAAGCTCAAGGACGCAATCGAAGCCAAGGACAATGAGCAGATCGAGTTCTGGGACAAGCGCCAGCTGGTCAAGAAGATTAACCTGAACTCGCTTTATGGTGCCATCTTGAATCCAGGGTGCAGATTCTTTGACAAGCGCATCGGACAGTCAACCACCCTGACAGGACGAGCGATCGCCAAGCACATGGATAGCTATGTGAACGAGTGCATCACAGGCAAGTATGATCACGTTGGTGAAGCTATCATATACGGTGATACTGACTCTGTGTATTTCAGTGCTTGGCCGATAATCAGGAAAGAAGTCGAAGCAGGCAACATGGAATGGAACCGTGAGATCTGCGTACAGCTCTATGATTCGATTGCCGACCAAGTCAATACTAGCTTCCCAGCTTTCATGGAACAGGCATTCCACTGTCCTCGAGAGCTAGGCTCGATCATCAAGGGAGGTCGAGAGCTGGTTGCTAGCCGAGGATTATACATCACCAAGAAGCGTTATGCTGTGCTAATCTTTGACAAGGAAGGCAAGCGCCTCGACAACAACGGCAAGCCCGGCAAGGTCAAGGCAATGGGACTGGATCTCAAGCGTTCAGACACTCCCAAAGTCGTGCAGGACTTCCTCAGCGAGATCCTCATGGACACGCTACAAGGCGCAGACGAATCCAACATACTAGCAAAGATCGTCTCTTTCAAGGATGCGTTCATACAGCGTCCAGCTTGGGAGAAAGGATCTCCCAAGCGTGTGAACAAGCTGACTTACTATGGCGACATGGAGAAGCAGCATGGCAAGTTCAACATGCCAGGACACGTCAGAGCAGCGATCAACTGGAACAATCTCAAGCAGATGAACCACGATAACTACAGCCAGAAGATAACCGATGGCCAGAAAGTGATCGTGTGTAAGCTCAGAGACAATCCTCTCGGCTACACGTCAGTGGCCTATCCGGTTGATGAAGCACACTTGCCCGAGTGGTTCAAGGACTTGCCATTCGATCACACAGCAATGGAAGGCACGGTAGTCGACGGTAAGGTCGAGAACTTGCTAGGAGTGCTCAACTGGGATCTAGCCAGCACTGCCGGACAGCGTAACTCGTTCAGCCAGATGTTTGGATGAGCAAGTAAATACATGCATGGGAATGAGACTCAGTGAGATACTTGATAGATTGATCCAGCTTGAGCAACTGGATGATCATCCTTTTGATGCAGTGTTAGATCGCATGATTCGAATCAAGGAACTGTACTCCAATGTCAAGTTCGCTAATAGACAAGAGATCGGGCTAGCAGCCCGAGATCTTTCACAATCGATCATTGCATACAAAAACGAGATCAATGATCTAAAGTCTAGGCTCGAGAAGAACGTCTACGAGAATCAACAACAATTCATTGATGACAGTGAGAAATTCTATCAACAAAACATAAACAAGATGACGTTTGATGAATATGTCGAGTGGAGCAAACAATGGAAGATTGCTGCTGAAGAACTCAATCATTTCGCCGGACGAATCTCTAATCATTGCCATTGGCAACAGCCAGCGTTGATCGTTGGCTCAAATGATTACAGCATGTTAGAACCAATGATATCAGCTGATCCACTATATGTGCTTGAGAGATATACCGAATACTTCCGTCTACAGAAAGAGAAGTTTGCTGATCTATCAGCAAGGAAGGTCAGATTCTATAGCCTGGATGATATCAAGCTGTTGCCCAACGATAGCTTCAGCGTCATTGCTGTGTTGAATCAATTTGGTTTCCTGCCATGGAAGCAAACTAGCGAGATGATCACACAATTCAGCAAATGCTTGGCACCCGGCGGTTGCTTGGTGTTTAATTATAATAACTGCCGCACAGTCAAGGGCTTCCGATTCTTTGAGCAACATCTCGCATCCTTTTCTCTGCCTAGCATGTACACCGATCTATGTGAATCAATCGGACTGCATCCAGTGCTTTCATATGATTCCACGGTCAATCCTTTCTCCATAATGGAATTCAGGAAACCAGGCAGCATCAAGCTAGTCAAGAAACACCCATCAGTTGGAATGGTAAAGCAGCAGCCAACTGCTTCTAACAAAGCCTTGCATGACGTCCGCATCAAGAAGCTGATACACATTTTCAAATCCTAAATAGTCGATATAATTTGACCTTGCGCGGACAAATAGCTATTCTGTATAGATAAACATAAGGACACACAATGAAAGATTTTCTGATCGACATCGTCGAACACACTGTTCCTCTTGCTTCTTTTGAGCATATCAGAGTCGATGGTACTGATACCGAGACCAAGATTAGCTCAACCGAGAAGGAACGATCGGTCGTGCTTCGCGCTAAGCTACATGCGACTGTGCCTGAATTTGCAGGCACGTTTGGCATCCCTAATCTCAACCTACTCAACACGCTGTTCAAGATTCCTGAATACCAGGATGCCAAGGCCAAGCTAGCGGTTGATCGCAAGACTGTCAATGGTGCAGAACAACCCACTGCGATCAAGTTCGAGAACGGTACAGGTGACTTCAAGAACGACTTCCGACTGATGGCTTCAAACATCATCGAGAGCGTTGAGCCCGTATTGAAGTTCAACGTCACTAGTTGGCCGGTTTCGTTCGTGCCAACCATTGCTGCACAACAGCGACTCAAGTATCAGACTGGGGCTAATCCAGAAGAGAAGGCAGTGACTTTCCGCGTGGAAGGTGGCGAAGTCAAAGCCATCCTGGGTGATGCCAGCAGCCACAGTGGTAGCTTCGTTTTCCATACTGGGGTTGATCCCAAGGCCAAGGAAACGATCGTGGTTCCTGTTTTGGTAGTCAATGCCATCCTCGCACTGAATGGTGACAAGAAGATGCAGATGGGCGGCCCTGGCATGATGATCACTGTCGATTCTGGCGTCGCTAGCTATGACTACATCATCCCAATGCTGACCAAGTAAGGAATCTGATGCACGAGCCCATTGATCTAAAGACGAGGCAGAAAGACTACGCAGTTTTCTTACCAGCCATCAGCACGTTCTATTCGACGTTCATAGGTAGGCAACGGTTTGGAAACTACGTGGATCCTGCTCGGGTACCCAGCACTTTCCCACATGGCGTGGAAAGCCTGAACTTCCAGGATCCGCAGAAGAGCATCTTCTACTATCCATGGGCATTGTACTCAGCTGGGCACGCTAACCTAGACATGACCAAGCAAGTAGAGAAAGAGGACATGATCCGCAACAGGGATCGAAACACTTCTTTCTTGCTTGGCGACTCGGGTGGGTTCCAGATCGCGAAAGGCCTGTGGCCTGGTCGCTGGGCTGATCCCAACGATGCTGCTGCTGCCAAGCAGAGAGCAACGGTATTGGAATGGCTAGAGTCCAACATGGACTATTCGATGATCTTGGATATACCAACCTGGACGTTCCGTGACAAGAAGGCTGCTGCTGCCTGTGGCATCCATAGCTATGATGATGCAGTCAATGCCACACGCATCAACAACGAGTTCTTCATGAACAATCGCAACGGTCGCACCAAGTTCCTGAACGTCTTGCAGGGCGGCAACCACAAGGAAGCCGACGACTGGTATGGCTTGATGAAGGACTACTGCGATCCCAAGAAGTATCCAACCAATCACTTCAATGGATGGGCAATGGGTGGACAGAACATGTGTGACGTCCACTTGGTACTCAAGCGATTGGTAGCACTACGCTTTGATGGATTGCTCGAGAAAGGCGTACACGATTGGATGCACTTCTTGGGCACTTCGAAGCTGGAATGGGCAGTGATGCTCACAGACATCCAACGTGCGGTACGCAAGTATCACAACGAGAACTTCACGATCAGCTTTGACTGTGCTAGCCCGTTCCTGGCAAACGCCAATGGTCTCATCTATACCTATAACAGGATGATCGATAGGGACAAGTGGACTTACAAGATGGAACCAAGCGTGGACGACAAGAAGTATTCTCTCGACACTCGCAAGTTTGGTGACGTGTTGCGCGATGACAAGATCGTCAACGAATTCCTCGATGGGCCTGTCAGCGATCTACTGAAGATCAATGACGTATGCATCTACAAGCCAGGCGATCTAAACAAGATCGGCAAGGAAGGCAAGACCAGCTGGGACAGCTTCAGCTATGCATTGCAGATGGCACACAATGTATGGGCGCACATCAATGCAGTGCAGCTTGGCAACGAAGAATATGATAAGCGCATCATTCCTAACATGCTGGTCGAGGAACGCTTCGAACAGAAGTTCTTCCGTGACGTCGTCGAGCAGATATTCAGCACTAGCAGCAGAGCTGTGGCAGAAGCGGCTGTGGAAGAACACAATCGATTCTACATGAACATCGTTGGCACTCGCGGCTTCACTGGTACGCGAGCACTGAACGCACACACCTTCCATTCTGTCATGTTTGATCAGCCCGAAGAGGTTGCTACCAACACCGTGGAGATCGAAGGGCTCAACCTAGACCAAGACAAGCTAGATACGTTAGAGGAAAACGATGATTAAGATTCAGTCAGGTGACTATCAGTTCCTTACCATCAATCATAGCACAGGCTACAATGGGAGCGATCCGATAGTCCAAGCAAACATTGACATGAGCTATAGCTTCAGGCAGAAATGGGAGGAAGTGATGAACATGCTACGGGACTGGCAGGAGCAGAAGCAATTGATTGATTCCAATCCTGCTGTCAGGGAAGCATACAAGAACTTCCAGACCATGATAGCACTAGCAAAGGAACCAGCATGAATAGAAACTACGATGCAGGTACCTTAGGTGACGTGACCATATTCATGGGAACCGAAGTGGAACACACTCCCATGAAGGGACGGCTGACCCTGTTTGCGGTTGGTATCCACGACCCAGACAAGCTGTATGATTATTGCAGCAAGTTCAACATCAGCCACGTCTATCTCGGTGCCAACATGAGCTTTGACGGCAACGATTTTAATGCCTGGGAGAACATGGCTAAGTCGCTTCTGAAGCGTGGCATATGGGTCACTCTCGATTTTGACATCCGTCATGTCATGCTAGTCTGCGAGATGTGTCTCAACGAATATCACAACTTCATTCCAATGATCTCAGCCAAGGTTCCATACATCCAGCTGTTCAACTACAACACCTGCTTCAAGATTGATGACAAGGATTTTGCTGCTACCAATCCCGGCGTATGGGTGCATCAGCTGCATGATCTATTGGATCGCGAGACTTTCACAGACTGGTCCAAGTACACACAGGACCATGTGCTGGAAAGAGCCAATAATGGCATTGACCAAACCACTGAAACAAAGTAAGATAAAGACATGAGCACACAAGAAAAGATGATCTGGGTTACGTTCCAGCGTGAGGGCATCCATCGATATCCTGCGGCATTGGAAGATCCCAAGCTAAAGACTGGCGACGAATATGATGTGAGTTTCTTAGGCCATCCCCATAGACACATCTTCTATTT